TAAGGCAAATATGGTTGAGTTTGATAAATCAGTTACAGTTCACTCAGGTCACTCAGAGCGTGAAGCATGGGAAGGTTATAACGTTCTTGTAGTTATTCTTGATGAGATCTCAGGATTTGAATTGCAATCAACTTCAGGTCATGAACAAGCTAAAACTGCATCATCAATTTATAAGATGTATCGTGCATCTGTTAACTCACGTTTTCCAGACTTTGGAAAAGTAATTTTACTTTCATTCCCACGTTTTAAGAATGACTATATTCAGCAAAGATATAATGAAGTTGTGGCGGAAAAGGAAACTGTTCTTCGTCATAATAAATTTAAAGTAGATCCCGATCTTCCTGATGGAACTGATGGTAATGAATTTGAAATTGAATGGGAAGAAGATCATATTGTTTCTTATAAAGTGCCTAGAGTGTATGCATTAAAGAGACCAACCTGGGATATTAACCCGACACGTAAGATTGAAGATTTTACAATTGACTTTTATACAGATCCAACAGATGCATTGTCTCGTTTTGCATGTATGCCACCAGACGCAACGGATGCATTCTTTAAAAACCGTTTAGTAATTGAAAAAGCATTTAGCAATCCTAAATTAAATGTTGATTCATATGGAAGATTTGATGATGACTTTACACCAAAAGAAGACATTAAGTATTTTATGCATGTGGACTTAGCACAAAAGCATGACCATTGTGCAGTAGCACTAGCCCACGTGGATGGCTGGGTAACCATGAAGATTGGTGAAAATTACAAGCAGGCAGCTCCTAGAATTGTGGTTGATGCTGTAAGATATTGGACTCCTACAGCTTCTAGATCTGTTGATTTTACAGAAGTAAAAGATTATATTACAAGTGTGCGGGATAAAGGGTTTAATCTTAAACTCGTTACATTTGACCGCTGGAACTCACACGATATGATGCAACAACTTGGTGTTCATGGGATTAAAACAGAAATTTTATCTGTAGCAAAAAAGCATTATGAGGATATGTCTCTTACTTTAACTGAAGAGAGATTACATGGTCCACATATTCAATTGTTGATTGATGAATTGCTTCAGCTACGCATTATGAAGGACAAGGTAGACCACCCTAGAAAAGGCTCTAAAGACCTCTCAGACGCCGTTTGTGGAGCTGTATTCAATGCTATATCCTTGACACCACCAGATCAAGATAAAGAAGTAGAAATCTATACTTATTCTGGTGTATTTGCGGGGGAATTGGCACAATTAAAGGCGGAATCGGATGCAAGAATGAAGAATACAATCCGTATGCCTGAAAGAAAAACAATGCCACAAGATATTAGAGATTTCTTTGATGATGAAGACGGGGAATACAAAGATATAGTTGACAACTTCAGAATATTATAGTAAACTGTCACCAACAACAAACAAAGGATAATAAATGTTAGCAAACGGAACGATTAAAACTATTGAAGATGAAGATGATATTTATATCAGTTTAACTGCACTTTGTGAATATTTTACAAAGTCTGTAGTTAGTATGAGAAGTGAAATTGATGCAGCAGATACAAAGCATAAGCGTTATGCTGCAGGATTATATGATATGATGCGTACTCTTGCAGAAGAAATGGTTGAGCTTGGAAAATTTGAAGCACAACGTCGCATGATTAATAGCCCTGAAGATTTATTGAAAATGATTGACAAGAACCCTTTCGGTAAGGTAGAATAGGGTTACAATGGTCTGTAGCACAATTGGCAGTTGCACTCCGCTGTTAACGGAGATGTTGTAAGTTCGAGTCTTACCAGACCAGCTAGATAAATTATTAACCAAACAAACATAGGAGTATAATTATGAATATGATGGCGGAAAAGACAGAAGAAATTTCAGAACAAAAAGAATATATCTTAAAAGCCATTGATCGTTGTGATGCATGTGCAGCACAAGCTTATGTTTTGGTTAAAGGTGTCACAGGAGAATTAATGTTTTGTGGTCATCATTATCAAAAAAATGAAAAAGCATTAAAAGAATTTGCTTATGAAATTGTTGATGAGCGAGATAGGCTAATAGAAAATAAACTCATAGGTCAAGCTCACGTATAATTTGTTATGATGCAAAAATTATGATATAATATATATCATGGAATGCGGAACTTATTCAGGATATATAACCCACGGCAAAAACAAGGAAAAACCTTGCAACGAGTGCAGGCTGGCAGCAAATAAGTATAGAAGAGAAAAAAGAAAATCGGATAATGAAAAGCTTGGGTATGACCCAAGAAGGTTTAGTAGGCATCATATAACAAAAGAGTATTATGACAATATGATGTCAAAGCATGACGGAAAATGTTGGATTTGCAAAAAAGCAGAAGCTGTACATATAGACCATGACCATAATTGTTGTGAAGGCGGGTGGTCTTGTGGAAAATGTATAAGGGGTGTATTATGCAGTAATTGTAATACAGCAATAGGTCTTTTAAAAGACGATATAAATCTTTTAAAAGAAACAATTAAATATTTAAAACAACTGACAGTATCCTAGCCTGGTTTTGGAAGTACTCTTATAAGGTATGTATCGCTGGTTCAAATCCAGCCTGTCGGACCACATTCCCGATTCGTCTAACGGCAAGACCCCGCCCTTTGGAGGCGGTTATCGTGGTTCGAATCCATGATCGGGAGCTAGCACTAATGGCCCAACGGTAGAGGCGCTAGTCTTAGGAACTAGATGTTGTAGGTTCGAATCCTACTTGGTGCACAAAAGGCTCCTCTAGCCCAGCGGTAGAGGCATATCACTTAAAATGATAAAAGCGTTGGTTCGAATCCAACGAGGAGCACTAGGTTATAGGTGGCACTTACTTAGGATGTTATAGTTACGTATACAAACTAACTGGGCAATCGCTCACCACCTATAACCCCTGCGGATGTTGCATATTGGTAGTGCCTCTGCCTTCCAAGCAGAAGGGGTGAGTTCGATTCTCATCATCCGCTCTCGCCTCCCTAGCTCAGTGGTAGAGCATCCGCCTTGTAAGCGGAAGGTCGTCAGTTCAATCCTGACGGGGGGCTCGGAAAAATGGCAGAGTGGTCTATTGCAACGGTTTGCTAAATCGTCGTACGAAAGTACCGTAGGTTCGAATCCTACTTTTTCCGCCACGGTGTATAAGCCCCAAGGTGGGGCAGTGGACTGTAAATCCGCCGTCAACGACATGCTTGGTTCGATTCCAAGATACACCACAATTAATGTATAATTAACTTATCATGACAGATGCACATAAGCAAACATTAAATCTTCATTTAATTACATCAATTCCAGATCATACTCCACGAAAAAATGATCCATATTACAAATATTTTATACAGGCAAAAGCTCGTATAAAAAAGACGGGAATGTGGAAGTGTATAATTGATGATGATTTATGCTCAGGAGAACCAGAACTTCATCATTCATTTGTAGAATTTAGTCAGATAGCCAATATGGATCCACATAAGATAGAGGCAGCATTTGGGTTACATTTTGAATCAGATGATGATTTTCAAAAATGGATAGAAAGTCCAGGAAATTTGGAAGTATTATGTGCTGCTCATCATAGGACACATTTTGGTATCCATTCAATCCCCGCTCCTTTATGGGAAACATTTAGGTTCAGAAAGACGGGTACGGAACCAGCAGTAGAAGTCGTTACAAACGATAAATGATATAATAGTACTATAAAATAAGGAGATTAACCATGGCAATAGCACATCAAATAGTAGCATTAAATTCAAGCACAGCAACTCTAGTAAGTATTCCTTCAGCATCTGAAGTTCCTTACGAGCACAATGCATCAATTTCAGTACAGAACCTAGACAGTTCAGCAACAGTATTTTTGGGTGACTCAACAGTTACAAGCTCATTTTACGGATATGCATTAGTTCCTGGAGCATCAGTTAGTTTTGATCTTCTTGCAGATGATAAGCTTTTTGCCATCGCATCAGCTGGAACACCAAACGTTGCAGTCTTAGCAGCGGAGGTTTAATATGTCTATTCGTTTTGGTTCACCCAAACAACAGCAAACAAAAGTAACTATTCTAAAGGCATCCGATTTTAGTTTTGTGGCAGATGCTGCAATTACATCTAACACTTATGTTCCAGTAGTTTCAAAAACATTTACACCAACACTTACCAATGCTGACATTTTTGTTGAAGTTTATGCAGTTTCAAGTGTAAACGGAAGCGGTAATGATGATTGGTTTACAAATATCACTTGGAACGGAAATGAGATTGGTTACAACCATGAATCATTTTCTACAACATATAGCGGCGGGTCAAGAACAAGTAACCTATTCCCACTAGTCGGATCTTGGTACAATATTAACACAACTCCATATACACTTGCAGTAAATGCAAAACGTGGAACATCAGATGATACTTTAACTATTAAAGCAGATGGATCTTTTTATGTAAAGATTACAGAGGCTGCAAGAGCATAAAATGAATAATGCCATTAATAAAGATCGTGGA